TGAGTTGCTGGGCGGCGGCCGGCTCGCAAGAGTCAGCCATCGCAGAGCGATATCCGGGAGCCCGTCAGGATCGTGTTCCGCGCCGCTATTCGCAGATCATCAAGCGCCGACTTCCGTCAGCACTTCTTGGCCGTGTAGTAGGTCCCTCTCATCACCCCTCTGCAAAGAGTAGTGGTGGGAAGTCCCATCGGCGTATTGTCGATTCCCATACTGCCGTTTGGCAAGCAGTATGGGCTGGTTTTGTGGCCTCTGGTATTTCTCAACAGCGTGGTTGCTGGGTTGTTCGGAAGTGGGTAACTGCTTCCGGCCCTCGTGGGACTGACTGGATTTGCAAGAAGTTGAAAGATCTTGCAACATCCCTCCGTGACGTTTGCCTCACGGAGCGGGAAGTCAGACTCGTCGAGGAGATTCCCAGGCCCATTCAGAGATGGCTTCGAAGGATGTGTACTAGTGAGGCGCGGCGCGTCCTGGCTTTCACCAGGTTCGCAAGGGGCCTTCCAAAAGCTAGTCCCGTCCTCATCTCTGAAGGGTTGCTCAACCACGCCCGTAATATCGCCGAACACCACGTGACGAGTCCTTTGTTCCAGGATTCGATCGAAGATTACGTGGTTGACATGTTCGGCGATAAGTTGAGAAAACGTACTTGGATACATGCGCCTGGCAGCAAGAATGCTGTTAGGGAGTGCCCGGGGAGTAAAGGCGGGTACGACGAACATCTTCGTGACTTGTTCACTGAAGATCTCCATGGAGACCTTTATAGGGTCGACATGGAGGGTCGTATCCTCGAAGCGGCTAGACGTAGCCCGCCTTTCCCCGGGAAGGATTCCCTTCTTAACAGGCTGCTCAAGATTGTGCGTAGGGGGCCCTTCAACGAGGTTGAGTACCCTGAAGTTCTGCAAGGTTACGGAACCTTGTTGTCGATGGAGAACTTCAGCAACCTCGGTCAAGGAGGCTTCGCCACCAACACGGACCCTGTCCATGTTGCTACGCCAATTTCTGAGCAGGGCTGCAAGGTGCGTGTCATTACCGTCCCTCCTGCAAGTGTCTTTACTGCAGGTACCCTGTGCCGTTACGCAATCTTTCCGGTCCTTCGTAAGTTGGACAAGAGAGTGCGCGACTTTGCTCGTCGGCGTCTCGACGATGGCAAAGTTCGGGGTTTCACAGGCCACCTGCGTGGTGATCAGCAGTATCTTTCTGCTGATTTGACAAAGGCGACTGACGGATTCTCTCATGATGCTATACGGGCCGTTCTCCGCGGCCTGTACCGCGCAGGGCTGTCCCAGCTCTACGTGGATTGCGCTTCTCGATCCCTTGGCGTCGAGTTGGGCAATAAGCATTGGGTGGAGTATCCTAAGTCGTCTTTCACCAAAAGACACTGGGAGGAGGTTGTCAATATTCCGAAAGCCGTTAGAGTCGGCGAGAAACAAGATCGTGTGCGTGTCCCCATGGAGAGGGGATGTCTTATGGGCACCCCGTTGTCTTTCACGATCTTGTCGATTCTTAACGGTTGGGCTTGTAACGCTCTGGGTCCACACACAGCTATCTGTGGAGATGATGTGTTGTCCGTTACAAGTCCTAGGAACATTGGAGTCTACCGCCTCAGAGTAGAGGCGATAGGCTCGGGATTGCATGACAAGAAGTCCTTCTACGGAAGGAAGGGTTGGACATTCTGTGAAGTCTTCGGGCTTGGTGACCCGGCAGAATGGTACAATCCTTATCCTGTCAAGCAATTCCTCAGAGACGGTAGTGGGGTCATGGACAAGGGTGATTACTTTGCCCCGCAGTGGAAAGCACTGCGGCGTGTAGCCCGCGTCCTGTGTAAACCTGTAAGAGCCAAGGCTCGCCGCCTTCGTCGTCCTCCTGAGCTCCCTGTGGCTCTGGGAGGCCTTGGCCATCCTAGCAAAGGGATGCGCGACATGCCGAAGGTGGTTCGCTCGCAGCTTTACACACTCCTTTTCGAAGGAGCTGACCCATCCAAGTACGCAAGCAGGGTTGATATCTTCTACTCTCCTTCCGACCCGCGGAAGTTTGAGAGTGTTCGGAGCATGTTCAGGGCGGGATACAGCGAGGACGTGGCGTTCTCGGATGTGGAACCCCCTGATGGGACTTGCTTCGTAACAAACCGAGTGTTCCGTGCACACATCTCGCGATGTACGCACGGCTTGTACTGGGCACTCGGAGGTGGATATCGTACCTGCTTGCCAAAAGCCATGAAACCAGGGAATTTGAAACTCCCCCCCCCCGGTCCGCGCCAATTTTCTCGTCACACTCCTTGGACTTCTGTCCTTGGGTGGTGGCGCGGGAAGTTGGATCGGGAGGGCAAGTTCATTCCCATCGATGATGCGTTCGAAATACGGGGGTTGACCCCTCCAAACGCTGGAAGGCCTGTTCGGCCGTCCGGCGCCATGTGAAACCTCAGCTGCGTCAAGCAGTTGGCGGTCACACATGAC